GCGTACTATTGTTGCAGGACAAGCAGCGTCAATGGGCTCGTTTCTAGCACAAGCAGGTACATCAGGCAAGCGTATTGTACTGCCAGAGAGCCGCACAATGATCCACCGTGTTAGCTCAGGCACACGTGGCACTGGCGGCAGTGTACACATCCAAGAGATGGAAATGGAAGATAACATTCGTCATTTGAAAGAGTCTAAGCGACTAAACGAGCGTCTTACAGAATTGTATGTTAAGCATAACAGCACAGGTAAGACTTTTGAAGAATTGTTTGAAACTATGAAATTTGATACATTCTTGAGCGCACAAGAAGCAGTAGACAACGGATTTGCAGATAAAGTAGTGGAGAAGAGATAATGGAAATAGCAACTAAAGATCCTGGTAAGAAACATTTTTATCTTAGTTTAGTTAAGAGTGCAGTGCGGTTAGCAGGTTGTCTTGGAGCAGCCGCAACAGGATCAGTAGTGCTATTGGCATTCTTCTTTGCTGTAGCTGAATTTATTGGAATTTGGGAAGAACTATAATGTCAGCAGGCGTAATTGGTATAGGAGCAGTAATGATGATTGCTCCTATAGGTATAGGCTTAACATTGTACTATTCGTACGTGTTTTCTCAAATAGGAAGAAACGATGACAACTAAGTGGCATGGAGGTAAAGGTAGTGGAAGAAGAAAAGGTGCAGACGATACAAAATACAGAGACAACTACGAACGAATTTTCGGTAAGCGAAACAATAGCAAATCTCAAGGGGATTCCGACCAGAAAGGATCTACAGAACATACTAAGCCAAAACGTTCTAGTAGTTGATTTTACAAAACTTAACGGTGACAAGCGTGTTATGACCTGTACACTGCGTGAAGATATGAAACCACCTGCAACAAAAGATGACACAATGAGTCAAAAGAAAGTTCGCGAAATAAACAGAGAAGAACTTGTAAGTGTTTGGGACGTAAATGCTAAAGGATGGCGCAGTTTTAGATATAACCGCATAAACAGTGTAAATATTGTAGATGAATACGAGCAAAGTTGGTATTTTTCCAGTTGACAAACTTTATAAATATATGCTATACTATAATTAAGTTAAACAAAGTAAGGGAATCTAAAATGAAAAATTTAATTATTGCGTCAACACTTGCATTACTTGCTAGTACTCCTGTGTTTGCAGAAACAGCAGTTAATGCTACAATTGAAGATCATTACCGTACAGTAGTTCAACGTATACCTGATGTTGAGCGTGTTTGTGATACCATAGAAGTTCCAATTTACGGTACTGTTCAAGGACAAGCAAGTACAGGTGATACAGTGCTAGGTGCAGTTATTGGCGGCGCTATTGGTAATCAAATCGGTGGCGGCAGCGGCAAAGATGCTATGACTGTATTAGGTGCTATTGTTGGTGCCGATGTTGCAAACAAGAGAGGTTCAAGACAGCAAATAATCACAGGTTATCGTCAAGAGCAACAGTGTTATAACGAAACAACTTATACTCGTGTGGAGCAAGAAGTTTATAGTCATAGCACTATTCGTTTTAAAGAAAACGGCCGTTGGGTCACACTTCAATTTCAACGCTAAGAGGTAGCAATGCGAGATCACATTAACGGTTATAGTTTTAGTTGGACACAACCTTATAATGTAAGTATGAATCCATTTTATAATCAACAAAATGTTGATGTCGAAAATGAGCTTGCTCGTTTAGATTTTCTTGAAGAAGAAATTCAGCAAATGACATCATATCCAGATGCGGAAGCACTAATTAAAAATATCTTTAAATATTAACTTAAAGCACACTCTGCATACAGTATAGCTGATGCAACAGATCTGATAAACTGGGAGTGTGTTTTATTAGGAAACGTGGCTGAGTGGTCGAAAGCACTCCCCTGCTAAGGGAGCATACGTTAATAGCGTATCGAGGGTTCAAATCCCTCCGTTTCCGCCATACAATGCGGAAGTAGCTCAGTTGGTAGAGCACTTGCCTTCCAAGCAAGATGTCGCGAGTTCGAACCTCGTCTTCCGCTCCAAATTTAAAATGCTATGAACACTTGGAAGATACTAAAACAAGAAAAAGATTTGCCTATGATTAACTTTAGTCAAAATAAAGTTGATTCTGATGCATGGCACGATAATGCAACTCAGTATCTTGTTGAAAATTTTTTAATTTCTAAACAAACGTGCATAGACATTGGAGCAAGTTACGGATGGTTTAGTATACCGTTTTCTAAATACTTTAAAAAAGTTGTATCTTTTGAACCTCATAAAGGTGTTTACGAATGTTTTTTAAAAAATATTGAAAATGCTAATTGTAAAAATATTGAAAGTTATAATTTTGCATGTAGCAATAAAAATGAAAAAATGTTTTTCCAAGCAAATGCGTCTACAGGAAGATCTCAAGTAGTAGATTATAATACACAAATTAGAGTAAAAACAAAAACAATAGATTCATATTATTTTCAAAATGTTGATTTAATAAAAATAGATGTAGAAGGACACGAAGACAAAGTCTTACAAGGTGCAAAAGAAACTATCATTTTTAACAAGCCAGTAATTATGGTAGAGATACATTGTACTAGATCGCAAGAAAGTTTCTTACATAGACAGAAGATTTTTAATTTTTTAAACGAGTTAGAATATAAAATAGTTGATGTGAGAAAAAATGATTTTATATTCAAATATAAATAGAACTTATTGTAAATTATATAAGTAAAATAACAAGCCGGATTAGCTCAGTTGGTAGAGCAGCTCACTTGTAATGAGAAGGTCGCGAGTTCGACTCTTGCATCCGGCACCATTACTAATAGGAAAGGATTATGGAATTGCGTGAACAAATGATCAATGCAGCACGGAAGCATGCAGAAGCAGAACTAGAATTACACAAAACAAATGTCGAAGTTTATATGCAAAAAGTTGTCGGAATTGGTGAACATTCGGACATTATGGAAACTATCCAAAAAGAATTAGACGCAATGGCTGCTGCCAATGATAGATTAGAAATGTTGGAAAAATATTTTTAATGTATGTATTTGACGATGTATACCCTGAGTTTATGCTAGATTATTATAAAAATAAACTAGCATCTCATTTTAAAAAAATGACAGACGAAGGAAATCATTATTTTCATTTTTATCCAACTAGAAATATAAGATTTCTAGAAGATGAACAAATAATTACAGACATTACAGAATATATTGAATCAAAATTAAGAGTCAAACTAACATGCAGAGGAGCTGAATTACAAACTTGGCCTATAGATTCGTTTTCTCCTATGCATATACATGACGAAGCACAGAGAGCAAGTAACGACGAAGACTTCAATAGTATACTTTACTTAAATGATGATTTCGAAGGCGGTGAATTTTTTACCGAAGACGGAATTACAATAAAACCTAAAAAGAACAGATTAACGTTCTTTAATGGTAAAGAAATCGGACATGGCCTAAATAAAGTTTTAAAGAGTCATAGATATACTATTGTTTTTTGGTGGCAAAACACAGAATTTTATTAAAAAGTTAACCAAAAGTGGTTGACAAAGATAAATAAATGTAGTATAGTATAAACATACTAAAGAAACAAGGAATACTAACGTGTTAAGAACAATACAACAATCATCATTACAGTGTTGGTGCCCATCACAAGGAAGGGGTATGTCTTAACGCGACTTTAAAAAAAGTTTATTTTAGACAAGCCCCTAGCAGTTTTTATTGTTAGGGGCTTTTTTTGTGGAGGAATAAAAAGTTTAAGTCGGGTCGGTACAGTTGGAGTGGTACACTGGTCTCCAAAACCAGGACGAGAGTCAGGGGGTTCGAATCCCTCACCCGATGCCAAATACTCGGTGTAGCGCAGTCTGGCAGCGCATCTCATTTGGGATGAGAGGGTCGTAGGTTCGAATCCTACCACCGAGACCATATACAGGAGAGTTGGCAGAGTCCGGCTGAATGCAACGGTCTTGAAAACCGTCGAACACGAAAGTGTTCCGTGGGTTCGAATCCCACACTCTCCGCCATATGTGAGCGTGGCGGAATGGTTACGCAGCAGATTGCAAATCTGTACAATGCAGGTTCGAGTCCTGTCGCTCACTCCACTAAGTTGTTGATTTTAAACAAGATCGTAATGGTTGACACAATAGCAAATCCTTGCTATAATATATACATAAATTAGGCAAACAAATAGGCACACAAAATGGCAGATATTTGGGTAATCAGTGATACACACTTCAACCACGCTGGCATTCTTACGTTCAAAGATTATGCAGGTAAGCCCCCAAGGGTTTTTGATAGTGTAGATCAAATGAACGAATGTATGTTAGATAACTGGGCAAGTGTTGTGAAGCCAAACGATACTGTCATTCACTGTGGAGACGTTCTGTTTGGTATGGACAAAGTTGACTGGATGGAGCAAAACTTTACTAAGTTACCAGGCAAGAAAAGACTTGTACTAGGTAACCATGATAATGTAAAGATGCTTACTCCGTTCTTTAAAGACATTCAACTTTGGATTGACAGTGTTCCAGGGTTAATTTTAACACACACTCCTTTGCACCCAACTACACTTGCTGAAAGACATAGATGGGGCGATGAGCCAAAGTTGAATGTACACGGACATATTCACAGCAATCCTTCACCAGAAGGACCTTACAAATGTGTTTGTGTAGAGCAAATCAACTTTACACCAATCAACGTTGAGGAGTTAAGAGTATGAGTAAGTATAAACAAAAGTACTTGAAACCCTCAGCGTTTGATCCAAAAGGACACTGGATGGTAGGCACCGTATGGCCAATGGAGGGATCCAAAGGCAAAACATACGGTGTCGAACTCCACGATCAAGGGTTTGAATGTGAATGCACAGGTTTTGCATACCACGGTTATTGTAAACATTCAAAAGCAGTTTTGAAACAAGTAGAAAAGGCAATGGCATGAGAACACAACCACAAGATATTATTGCACGTTTAGAAGCAGACAATAGTCGTCTTGCTAAAGAAGCAATACTGCAAGAGGCACACGAAGAAGGACTTCCAGAGTTCTTTGAAGGTCTTACAATGGCACTTGATTCTCTTGTAACATTTGGTGTTAAGCAGGTACCTGAGCGTTCAGATGTATTAACTGGACAGGGGCTTACATGGTCTGTGTTTAAAGAGCTTGCAGAAAAACTACAGAGTCGTGAACTAACAGGACACGCCGCTCGTGATGCTATTGAACTAGCAATGGGTGTTGCTACAACTGAACAATGGAATGGTTGGTACCGCAGAATACTTATCAAAGACCTACGCTGTGGTGTAAGCGAAAAAACTGTGAACAAAGTAGCACCGGGTACTGTTCCTGTGTTCACTTGCGCTCTTGCACACGACTCAACCAAGCACGAAAAGAAAATGACTGGCCAAAAGCAGATTGAAATTAAACTTGACGGTGTTCGTGTTATTACAGTTATTCAAGGTGACAAGGTTGAAATGTTTAGCCGCAACGGAAAACAATTTCACAACTTTGGACACATCATTGAAGAGCTTGAAGCAGTTGTTGCAGAGTATCCTGTACCTTATCCGCTCGTACTAGACGGTGAAGTGATGAGTGCTAACTTCCAAGACCTTATGAAGCAGGTACATCGCAAAGACGGAAAGCAAAGCACTGATGCTGTACTACACGTATTTGACACTATTCCACTAGGTTGCTTCCGTGAAGGTAAGTGGGACAAGCCACAGAGCTTCCGTAGTGCTATTACCAAGCATTGGATAGAGGAGCATAAAGACGCCTTACAGCACGTACAAGCGTTGGACTGGGAAGATGTTGACTTGGACACCCAAGAAGGACAAGACCGCTTTGTAGCACTAAATAAAGCGGCTGTAGACGGTGGATATGAAGGTGTAATGATCAAGGACGTTAATGCACCATACGAATGTAAAAGAACACATGCTTGGTTAAAAGCAAAACCGTTTATTGAAGTAACATTGGAGGTAAAAGAAATTGAAGAAGGTACTGGTCGCAACAAAGGGCGCCTTGGAGCGTTTGTATGCGAAGGAGTCGACGATGACAGACAAATTACTGTTAATGTCGGTAGTGGTTTCACTGATGCTAATCGTGATGATTTCTGGAATAGTCGCAACAGCATTATCGGAAATTTAATAGAGGTTAGAGCAGATGCTATTACGCAAAATCAAGACGGTACTTATTCACTTAGGTTTCCTAGATTCAAAATCTTCCGTGGATTCGAAGTACACGAAAAGTTATAAGTACGAGAATCCCAGGTGTGTTTGGGATTTAGAGAATGAGTGTTAAAATGACACCACAGGAAGTATTTGAATATAAACAACGCTGGCTTCCAGGATATGCAGTACGTTTACACAGTGATCTAGACTGGAAAGGTAAAGATTGGTGTCGCAGACGCATACCTCGTGAGTCTTGGAGTATGACTACGTGGACAAATGTTTACGAGCATACATTTTATTTTGAAAGCGAAATTCACGCAAATGAATTTGCTAAACAATGGCCGGAGTATACAAATCAATGAAAGTTGGACTAAGTTTTAGTCGCTGCATGGCAGACATTTACACAGGCAAAGTAGACGAACAAGATGTATTGGTAATTATTTGTCGTACAGACTTTGATCCGCACAATGATAACCATTGGAATGCCATCTGGGAAGGCTACATCTATGGTGGAATGAGTAATCCTGAATGGGCAGACTTTGCAGACGAGTACGACGACTTTAGACGTATGGCTATTAGACTGTACGACAAAGGATTGATACATCAACCGCGGCAGTTTGGTGCTCATCCTCCCCGTATGCCTTACTACTGGTTAGAGTGTTTTGTGTCACCTGACGAAATGAATCCTGCGCAACAGAAAGCGTGGGACAATTATAAACTAATAACGGACTTAATATGACACTACCTTGTGAGCGTTACAACGCGATTAAGTATACAGAACGGTTTTTAATGGATTTATGCGATCCTAAGAAAACTCCTCGTGTACCACGAGAAATTAGAAATATGGCAAGAGGTTGTTTGCGACACTATCCTGGAAACTACCACTTAGACGTTATGGCTACCAAATGTCCAGAAATAATTGAAACTGGTAATACTATTGATGAGCTAAGTATGTTATTGCACGATTATGAGGAGAAGAAGCGTGTACGCAATAATGGTGTGTCTTGATGGAAAAGACGACTGGATCTTTGTAACAAAAGATACAGGTAGATGTGATTGGAACTTAGAACCAATGCTATTTGAAGATGTACATTCGGCACTTGATGTTGCTAGGACCTTTGAAATAGAAGGCAAAGAACATAACGTAAAGGTGGTGAGCTATGAAGAATGAAGAACAGGAAAAGGCACTACAAGAACTTTCTGACATCAGCCAAGAGTTTCAAAAAGCATACAAACAGCGTGAAGAAGAAAACGATGCCTGGTGGGAGGGCTTGACTGAACAAGAACGACAAGATGCGTTCTATGCTGTATGTAAGCGTATACACAAAGGAGATCTAAAAGACAACGGCTCTTATCGTTATGTGCTATACGATACTTTTGGCTTTGATCATGGCATGTATGTAGATGGCATGAACTGTGGTTATATGGCTATCCATAATGCTATCTTTGACGGTGAAGAACTACAGCGTATGAAGGGTGTAAATCGTTTTGAAGTTATTGACGATAGAGGACGAACTTATGTAAAGTATCTCAACAAAGAAGAAGGAATCAAGTATGCTTTACAAGATGACAACAGAACATTAAAAGTCTTTATTGACGAGCTAAGTTGGAAAGAGGACCTATGAAAGTCAAGATAAGTAGTTATCCTAGCAGACTAATCTGCAACATACACAGTAACCATATGAATAAAAAGTATGGTTATGTAGACTGGCCAGAAGAACAATCATACGAAGATCATGTTCTAGAAGCAATCGACGACGGTATACAAAGAGTGTATGATGTATTCAACTGGATTTGGTTTGACAGACGTACACAGAAAGTAAAAGTACGTATAGACCGTTGGGATACTTGGAGTATGGATCATACGCTTGCTCCTATCATCTTGCCTATGCTTGTACAGCTAAAAGAAACAAAACACGGCGCTCCTAATGTAGATCCTAAGGATGTTCCAAAAGAACTACGTCCTACTACTAAATGGAAAAAAGCATATGAAGGCGATGGTACTACTGATCCTAAGTTCTTTGAACGCTGGGATTGGATCTTAGATGAAATGATCTGGGCGTTCGAACAAAAGTGTCGTGACGATTGGATGGAAGATTACGACTATAACAAATGGGATAGTGAAGGTGCAAAAGCACACCAAGAACGTATGAGCAACGGTTTTAAGTTGTTTGGAAAGTACTATGAGAGCCTCTGGGACTAATGTCTAGAATCACAAAAATTCTTACTCGCCTTGCAATTGAATCTGGCGGCTATGGGCAACGTGTTCCTATGGCTGCTGGCATTGTGTATAAGCGACATCTAATTGCAACTGGTACTAACCAACCTAAAACTCATCCTCTAATGCTTACACAAGGATATCGCAATGATCAACGTTACAGACATGCCGAAGTAGACGCTATACAAAGCGCACTACGCTTGATTACAGCAGAGCAACTTAAACGGTGCGAGTTACACATAGTACGTGTTAAACGACCTTGTATATCGTCTAAGGGCTGGGTATACGGGCTTGCGAAACCATGCGAAGGCTGTGCAAATGTAATTGAGAATTACGGAATTGAGAAAGTCTATTGGACTGAAGACGAGTCAAAAGTACTTGACTTTTCATAAACAAACATATATACTAGCAAAATAACTGTTAGGAGAGACATATGGCACTTCCCAAAGTAGCAAAGAAAAAGAAAAGAGCACCCGTTCGTAGAAAAACAGGTCAAGCATTATTCAGCTTTGACGGTTGGGAAGAATGGGATGGTCAAACATATCATCGCTTTGTGCAATCTGCTCGATATGAGATTTACCAAGAGTTTAAAGCATCTGATATACAAGCAGATATTTTTACTTGGATGAAAGATAATGGATACACCAAAGAAGATATCGTTGCCGCTAAGAAAGCACCAGGTGCTAATCATACTCTTGCTATTAGTTGTAAACTTCTAAACCTTGGAATGCCTGATTTCAATCCTAAAGAAGCAGAATATTGGGAAAGTCTTGCTGGCACAACGGGAGATCTAAAACCTGCTAGCGTATTTGTGAAAAATCGAATTGCTGAAATGATAGAAGTAGGCAGCAAGATTGTAGAAGAAAAGAAAGAAGAAGAAAAAGAAAAGGCAAACGTCTATATTCCTACTATCCAAGAACGTATTAGAGATCAGTCTATTGATATGGTGGAAGATATTGACGTTTGGTTAGAAACCTGGGTTGAAGACTCTGATAGTTTTGATCCAAAAGCATTTGATTTTAAGAAGCATTTCCAAAAACTACAGCCTAGCCAAGCACATGCACGTAAAATGAAGAGCTTTTATGACGGCGTTCTTGCAGATTACGACGACCTAGAACGTATGCCTACTGCTGGACAATTAAAGAAGATGAGCGAACATGATCAAGACATGTGGGCACAACTAAAAGAAGGCTATGCACATCTTAAGAAAGCAGACATTAAAAAGTTCCGTACTGCAATTGAAGATCTTAACAGTGCGTTAGACTTTATTATTGATCAAGCAAAAGCCAATCGTAAACCGCGTAAAGCAAAACCACGTAGTGCTGATAAAGTTGTTTCTAAACTTAAATTCTGTAAAGCAGATCCAAAGTATAACCTAGCTAGTGTCAACCCAGTTGACGTTGTAGGTGCAAATGAATTATGGGTATTCAATATCAAAACACGTAAACTTGGAAAGTATGTTGCAGAAATTATTGATCCTAAAGGACTTGCAAGAGATGGTACAGGTTTAAGTGTAAAAGGTACTACTATTATCGGATTTGACGAAAATTTAAGTGTACAAAAGACTCTACGCAAGCCCGACGAACAGTTAAAAGAGTTTAAAGGCGCAGGTAAAGTTGCATTGCGCAAGTTTTTAGACGAAATCAATACAACTGACACTAAACTTAATGGAAGATGTAATCTAGATACAGTACTTCTCAAGGTTTCTTGATAAATATTGTATACGGAGATTATCACATGCCTGAAATAAACACTGCTGATTTAAATAACGCAATTCAAGGAGTTGCTGATTCTTTACACGATATTCTAAACACTGCATTATCAAACAATGATGTACGTATGCAGAGTCTTACATCTATAGACTTTAATGCTGCTGGAGAAGCAGGAATATATGGTAAAGGTTTACAATGGACAGGCGAAGGGCCTAGCAAACAACTAATATACAGAGCAAATCCAGACCGTATATGGACTAGTGAAAGTATTGATTTAGGCAATGGTCAAAATTATATGATAGGCAACAGAGTAGTGTTGTCTGCTAATGAACTAGGTAGCAGTGTAAGAAATTCAAATTTAACTAGTGTTGGCACTTTAGAGAATCTTCGTACTAGCGGCGACCTAGTTATTGATGGCTATATCCATTATAACTCAGATTCTATGCGCTTAGGATTTGGTACAGATGCACCAAATGCTAGTATTAGTGTTGTAAGTTTAGAATCAGAATTTATTATAGATGTTGAAGATACACACACTCGTATAGGTACATTTACTACAGATACATTAAAAGTAGTAACAGATAATACTCCTAGAATTGTTATTGGACCAGGTGGAAATATTGACATTGGTAATCAAGGCACAAGAACAACTGTAATGGGCAGACTAGGAGTTAACACTAAAAATAGTCCGCCGGATATAGATTTAGATGTTAGAGGCGCTCTTAGATTTCAAGATAAAAAGTTTACAGTTTCAGACAATAAACCAACTGAAGGTACTTTCAAACAAGGTGACATAGTATGGCACAGTGATCCTAAACCTACCGGTTATATAGGTTGGGTGTGTATAAAGGACGGTACACCAGGCGAATGGAAAACATTTGGTCTCATTTCTTCATAAACTAACAAGTTTTTCTTTACAAATCAAACCATAAATATTTGTATAAGGCAAAGGAGATAGGCAATGAAGGACTTTCACACCAAAAAAATAAAAGAAATTAAACTGTGGGCTTGGATAGCCACAGTTTTACCAATAACGTTTCTAGCAGCATTATTTTTAATTGAGCTATTTGGACTAGAAACCATTTACCATAAATTAATAGTAACAGGCGGCGTAGTAATGTTTGCTATGTCAGTAATATGGTGGTGGTGGGCATTACATACTATAGGCAGTGTTACTTATATACTAGGTAGAACTCTAGAAAAATTCAAAAACGTAAATAAAGAACTTGATTCTATAAAAAAAGACATCAAAGATTTATGATTTTAGTAATAGGCAACGGCGAAAGTCGAAAACGTATCGACATAAATTCTATCAAAGCAAAAAAAGTAGGATGTAACGCTATCTATAGAGATTATTATGTCGACTATCTTGTTTGTGTCGATAAAAGAATGATACAAGAAGCACTTGATGCTAATGCAAATTATGACAGTTTAGTTTTTACCCGGCCTGATTTATTCTCAAAATTTAATACTAAAAGACTCAGAGAAGTTCCTAGTTTACCATATGCTGGATTCGAAAGACCAGATTTGCCTAAACATTGGGGTAGTGGTCCTTATGCTGTATTATTAGGAGCATTGAAAACGACCACAAATGAAGTCAACATGATAGGTTTTGATTTATATGGCATAAGCGGAAAAACAAACAACGTATATAAGGACACTGCAAACTATAGCGTATCTGATAAAAGGGCAGTAGATCCTACATATTGGATCTACCAAATCTCAAAAATCTTTGAGAATTTTCCACAAATTAAATTTACAATATATCAAGAAGATAGTTGGGTACGACCTAAATCCTGGAAAAAACCAAACGTAACGGTTGACAACATAAGTAACATATACTATAATATGTAGTATGAATACAACAGGACTTGGCGTCATCCCTTCTAATTCTGCCGCCATTATTTTTACAGGAGAAATATATGGCAAAACATTATAGCACAAAACACTACGGGCACAACATTGGATTATCAGCAGTGTTCCGTCAACCTAACGCAGATCATTCACACTGTCATCTACTACACGGTTACAGTCTAGCATTTACATTTACATTTGGATGTGACGAATTAGACAACAAGAACTGGGCAGTAGACTTTGGTGGACTTAAACCTTTGAAGGCTTGGTTAGAAGATAGTTTTGACCACAAGGTAGCAGTTGATTCAGCAGATCCCGAAATAGAAACACTTAAAGCACTAGAAGAAAAAGGACTAGCAGAGCTACGCATCTTTGATGGTGTTGGTGCAGAAAAGTTTGCAGAACACGCATTTAACTTTGCAGATAAATTAATTAGAGAATCAACAAACAATCGTTGTTACTGTGTACGAGTAGAGTGTGCAGAACACGGAGCAAACTCTGCGATCTACGAGGCTTAGTTTTGGTTAAAAAGTACATAGAAGGCGAAACAAAAGAGCAACGAAAAATCCGTAAAGCAAAGGAGAAATCTCTCAAGCAAATAGGTGCAAGCACTCATCCTCAGAAAATTGTAGAACCAATAAAAGAAGTCAAAAGACCTATACCTGCACCTCAACCTCCTACTAGAACACCGTTCCAAAATTATGTAGTTTGTTTAAAATACGGCGACAAGTATAATGCAGATTATGTAAACAAACTATATGCAATGGTAAAAAGAAACTTAACTATTGATCATGAATTTGTTTGCTTTACAGAAAATCCTGAAGGAATAAATGAAGAGATTAGAATTGAGCCGTTGCCAGATCATCCTTTAAAAGGATGGTGGTATAAGCCAATGTTTTTTAATCCTAACTTGCCTATTAAAGGTACAATATTATTTTTTGATCTAGATGTAATTATATTTGATAATATTGATTATCTATTTACACACGATCCAGGTAAGTTTTATATTATTAGAGACTTTAATAGATTTGTAATTAAAAATTATCAAAAGTTTAATTCAAGTGTTTTTAGATTAAACACAGGGCAACATTCAGAAGTTTGGACAAACTTTATAAACAATTCACAAAGTATTATGAAACGCTATCCAGGTGACCAAGATTGGATTAGAGTTTGTATAACACAAAATTTTAATTTTTGGCCAGACGAATGGATACAAAGTTATAAGTGGGAAATGCGCGGCAAACCAAGGTTTGATAATAAACCAAAAGGACAAAGAGACTTTGCAGTTAATGGAGATCCTGTAATAAAAGATGGAACAAGTGTAGCAGTATTTCATGGAGACCCAAATCCGCACAACTGTAAAGATAAATGGGTGATTGACAATTGGCAATAAAGGTGTTATTATAAACTATGGACTTAAAATTTACAACCTGTGGTGACTTTATGAAATCTACACAACAACGCATAGGCTTTGCTTGCAAGTATATGCACCCAGATCAATCGCAAAAAAAGAAGCTGTTAGAAGAGATACAACGACCGCTAAATACTAGAGCAACAACAGTGCAGTGGCTTAACCGTCAAACTGTAGATGTTGCTGAAGAACGCTTGTGGGACATTATGGTCCATAACATTGCGTCCTATGGGAGACTTATAGAGTATGTTGGAAATCTTCCCCCTCAGCTTAGAATGGTCAGACTGGGCTCTGATGTACTTCCTGTTTATACCGAGCCTACTTGGTGTTATTTTTGGCGCCGTCCAGATGTGGTTGCGTACTGTGAAAAAGAATTCGCAAAAGTTGGAGAACGAGCCAGAGAACTTGATGTTAGGCTCTCAATGCACCCAGGCCAATTTACAGTCCTTGCTTCAGATAGTCCAGAAATCGTCGAAAGGTCAATAGATGAGTTTGAATATCACATCAACGTCGCGAGGTGGATGGGCTACGGCAAGCAGTTCCAAGACTTCAAGTGCAACGTCCACATCTCAGGTAGACAAGGTCCAGCCGGTATCAAAGCCGCGCTTAAACGTCTCACGCCAGAGGCACGAAACTGTATTACTATCGAAAACGACGAAAACAAATGGGGAATTGACGCATCGCTTGAGCTTGCAGACGATCTCGCTTTGGTGCTAGATATACACCATCATTGGTGTAATAGTGGAGGAGAATATATTGAACCTACTGATGACCGCTTTTATCGCATCATTGACAGCTGGCGTGGTGTACGCCCTGTTATACACTATTCGGTGTCAAGGGAAGAGCATATCGGACACTTACCACGAGATATTCGACCCGATTTCCAAACGTTACTCGAACAAGGATACAAAAAAGCCAAACTGAGAGCTCACTCAGACTACATGTGGAACGATGCTGTCAACGACTGGGCACTAGAGTTTCTACCTTATGCAGACATTATGGTAGAGTCTAAGGCAAAAAATCTTGCAAGCATTGCACTATATAAATACAGTATGGAGGACACTAATGAGCTATTTGAATCAAATGTACGGAAGAAAAAATCCAACCCAGACCCAGTCATCATCTGATAAAAATCCTAATCGTGTAGCAGGTGGCCTACGTGCCCAAGGTGCTGACATGTTTGAGATGTTGGGCGAAGATGGTTCAGTTCAAAAGATTCCCACGGAGGCATATGTCCGCAGTTTGGAAGAACAATCAAGAAAACAGCGAGCAGCTATAAACGTCCTAGAACGCAAGCTGACTCGCTGTGAGACTGCAATTGAACAGTTAAGAAAATCTATTAGGCCTTCTTAAGAGCTGCCTTTTCGGCCTTTGCAAGACCAAGTACTTCTTTAACTAATTCATCTTTCTTTTTACGCTTGTCTAAGTCAACACCATAATTTGCTTTTGCCAAATCTTCTAAGCCTTGCTTAGTTAATTTTGACAAACTCGCCTTAGTGACTTTTACAGTCTTTGCGTCAACTTCAACAACCGTTTCTACTTTCGCGGGCTCAGGTTCTGTAGTTACAGCATTAACTGCATCAACTACAGGATTTTCCTGGGCAGGTTGCCTAAATAGAAAGTAAGCAACCACGGCTGCAACAATCACAGCACCAATTACTAATTCAATAGTCATAATTATTCCTCCTATAGGAACAATTACTTATATAAATATTGTACAGAAGGAGATTAAAAATGGTTCAAAAATGGATTAATGCAAGACTCAAAGAACGTACAACATTAGACGGTGCTATACTTGTAGGCGCAGGCGTTGCGTTTCTTATCTTCAAACCAATTGCTGCTCTAGTAGCTTACGGCGCTATTGCGTATGGCGCTTGGACTATCTGGAAAGCAGAGTAATTGTAATAAATTGTAACATTACACTAGAATAGGTTGCATTGTGCAGATAATGTGTTTAAATATTAATTGTTCTCAGGAGAATTTGTATGAAACACATTATCGCAGCACTTGCTGTGCTATTCCCGCTGATGTCAGCAGCGCAAACCTATACTGACGAAGTAGCAAAAATAATCAACAACAATTGTGTAGTTTGTCATCGTCAAGGTGGCATTGGACCAATGAGTTTTGAAACGTACGAACAAGTACGTCCGTGGGCACCTCTTATACAAATGAGAGTTGCAAATAGAGAAATGCCTCCGTATGCTTACGATCACGGCATAGGCATTCAAGACCTACAAGGTGACTGGCGTTTATCGCAAGATGAAATAGACACAGTTGTTGCGTGGGTTAACGCAGGTGCACCTTACGGTGATGCAGATATCGTAGTACAGTCTGCAGATTTACGTGATCCAGATGCTTGGAACTTTGAAAGTGACTTTGGACCACCTGATGCTGTAATTCCAAGTGTAGCAATAGACATACCAGCAAACGGAAACGATCTTTGGCACAAGCACTTAGTACCAAGCGGCCTTACAGAAGATCGTTGTATCAAAGCAGTACAAGTTAAACCACGTGGTGATGCAAAAGCAGTTGTACATCACGCAAACTCCTCTATTATCACAGCAGAAGGACGTGAAGGTATGCTTACGGAGTATGCTATGGGAAAGTGGGGAGAGATTGTTCCAGAGGGAGTCTGTCGCACACTACCAGCAAACGCACAAGTATCGTGGGACATTCATATGTTCCCAGGTGGACTTGGCGCAATGGCACCA